CACATGACACCCCTCTCTACACTGGTTTGACAGTGCAGCCGGCGTCCAACAGCCAGCCACGGAGCGTTCCACGCTCAGGAGTTGAGATTAATTTGCAACTTTACACTAGACTAACTGCCCAAGTCACTTTGCCGTAGCACCAAGTTGTGAGCCTTGGATTTTCGAGAGGAGAAATTGGTCTGGATACCCTAGGTGACACTTTGCCAGTCGTTGGAATTACAATAACCAACCGCGTCGTGCCAAAATAGGTCCGGATCCAACCAAAGATCCGTCAGAGGGAGGATGTTTTTGAGCTATGTTGTTTCGATGGTTTTGTTTCATACGTTAACGATCCGAGTTCAAATGCTTCAGGAGACCAGTTTCCCAGCAGGTCCATCCACATGATTACAATAGATCTCACCGTCCGACTGGTCCACAGTCTCGCGGTCTAACCAGAACTAACCCACCACCTACTACATTTTACTAGAGAGAGGTCTTCCTTTGGTAACCAATGCCATGGTTGCTAGGCAAGGAAAGCACCTAGCCCTCCCAGTTTTCGTAATGAAAATTGAGAGGGGAAAGGGGAACAAATATGGAGAGGGGGAATGAAGAGGGGAGTGGAGAGAAGAATTCCCTCACTTAGGCTCCGCCAACCGGCGGGTGGTCCTGCGGTCGATGGTATCAAACCGGGTGAGGTGACACAGGCTTGGAGGCAAATCTTCAATATCATGGACAGAACAGGGAATTGACGATGGAGATCTCTCCAACCTATCATCCTCATCCACGTCCATATGAGATTGGCCTTGAAACAATTTCACAGGTGCCATATGGGCAGACCTCATTTCCTCAATCCTCTTCGCCAACGGAAAAGGAGCGGGTAGTGCGCGGGTGCGCAATGCCTGTATCATCAACGGCGTTGCTGTCCAACCAGCCAAGGTGGATGCAGCAGCTGCTGTTGTGTAAGAATTGAGGGGGCCCAAGTAAGAAAGAACTGTTTGCACAGCATTCAAAGTGTGAGTCAGGATAGGGGCCAAGTTGGTTCTGTAATTCGATATGGCCCTCAAATACATCTTAGTAGAGGGGTCAGTGATCGCAATAACCATTCTTGAATAAACATCCGATCCTGGAATTCCACCACGGGTGGATGATCCGGCATAGGAATGTTTATTTGAATTTGTAACCATGTAACCCCGTTCGGTATCATTGTCAGCATTGACCGGGAAAACTCCTCCCAAAGCATCGTCGTTGAAAACCGATGTTGGTGGTGTTGTCCAAGTCATGCCCTCTAACAAATAATATCCGGTATTCTGAAATTCCAAATACCGTTCCTGTGCTTCACTTCTACTTATGGAGGAACCAGAGCCATAACCCAATTTGATGCCAGCACCTTCAAATGTGGTGTTATCATAGGCATTTTTCCCTTTCCACCTCCCCGACAACACACTACTAGTGGCACATTCGTCATAGTTGGTGTATGGGAAGGCAGGTGGCCCTGTAGTAGGGTCGACAAGCCTAGGAAGAATATCCTGCAAATTGGTGGGCATTTCATTGACCTGATTTCCAGGAGTTGGGTTGGCATCTGGATAGGGCACATCTGCCACAAAGCTATTGGCCTCGAGTTCAAAATAGTGGGGCGTCAATAGTTCTATTTCGTAGGAAACGAACAATTGCCCCACAGCGGTATCAGCAGGAGCAGTGAGGGCTACCATCAACTGCCCAGTGTCCGCAGATCTGTTGTAAGAAACAATCTGATCTTGAATCAAGGTGGCTCCTTGCGTATCTCCAACATCAGCCGTCCTTGTAACAAAATAGGACTTCCGTTTGTGAAGGTTAGCTGGCCGGCAGTGCACCTCCGCCTTGGGGGTGTAAATAGGAGCAGATACGGCGCCTATAAATGAATTCAAAGCTTTTACTGCTGAGTTATCATCTGGCGCTGGATCTGTGGGATCAAAATCTACAGCCATTACAACATTACCAGCAATGGTCGTTGGGCTAGAGGTGATGTACTCAAACTTTAGTTTCTTAAATAAATAAGATTCATAGTTTTGAGACACCCTAGAAAGCCAGGGGAACATATACTGATTTCCGGGATTTATTGGCTGTCGAACGGCCATGCCTGTGACGCCCAGATCAAGCCCTCTAAGGGTAAAGAACTGTTCGCGGTGAGATACAATACACTTATTGGCAGTTGCATGCATCTGGGGGGCACGATTTTCCAACACTGGTGCCCTTGTTACTACTCTAACAGGGACACGCTCACGAGGGGTTCCTCCGTCAACTCTACTAAGGGCATTTCTACCCCGGATGTTTCGGATTTCCCTACGAGTTCGTTCGATACGCCGTTTGTCGGCTGCGATTCTTCCTCCTTTCTCCTTACGTTCTTTTCTTTCTTCTCTTCTACCTTTGACCATATCGTTATAAAGGAATGTAAATAATTAATTTTAATGTTGAAAGTTGCAAAGCAAGTTTTACAAGTCAAAACCTCTAAGAAGAAGTTCTGTACATTGTGCTGCCGAGCACTGGTCTTTCAAGAATATCAACTGTGTCGATTCTAACCATGTCTTGTAGGGTTTCTTGGTAAATGTATCCTGGACTCACCGGCAGGTGCGACAAAAATGCCTCAGCTGTCCGGACATCCTCCCAGGTTAACTGATACCGTCTCCACATATACATGGTCCAATCAATAGGGGGCCGACGATCAAGGAGTTTTGCTTGATACTTGTCCGATTCCACCCTCTTGCACGTTGAAATCTGCCTTTTCAAGAAAACCCTCAAAATGGGGGCATCTCCAAAGAAGGCCATGAAAGATTCAGCTACAGTAGAACGCCAGGCAGCTTCGGTTTTAGGAGCCCGCTGCCTGGTTGAATAGAAAAGTTTCTTCAGCATACGACCCATGATAGGACCGAAACTGAAACCAGAGCCAACCAATGGGTAAAAAACACCAGAGATAAACGTGACATCAAGAGGATCTTGAAATACCCGTGCCTCTGGTTCAATACCCAATTGTCGTTCGGTCGATTCCAAACGTCGCCCCAAACTATCACCAAACTCTGGCAGATCAAGTAGGCCAAACCTATCCTGATCGGGAAGGTAATGCAGTACGGCAAGAAGATCATCACCAAGGACAATGACATCCACCCTGCAAGGTGTAGGAACGCCTTGTTGGCTGCACTCACGGAGGACAGCCTCAACAAAGATGCTGACGTTAATGATGCTATTCCCACTAGATGTATCATTATGGCCACTTTTTCGAGTGCCCACAGCGTTATATCTAACACATCTTCCCAACCTATCTTGATACTTTCCTCTGGTGTTCTCACAAGCTTGAGCAAAGCTGACCAACTCTGGATCACACTTTTCGTAAAACTTATAGGCCTGCCGGAAATGGCAGTTCTGAATGGTAGAATCCCAATTCTTGCCATCACGTTCATAGAAGAATTTGCGACTCGATACTTCCATGATCCTGTCAAGCCAGTGTCCGATGTCGGCGTGGTTGAGTCCGCATGCAATTGTTGCATGTACAGGGATTCCTCCAACGTCAAGCGGGACCGTTCTAAGTGTCTGTACGATGGCCTGTTGAAATGCGGCGAATTCCCTTGCGAGTTTTGCCATTGTTGCATCGTTGAAGTAGGCCTGTATGGCTCTTGCTTTTGTGACGACCTTGGCGAGTACTTCTCTTTTAATGAAGGGTTTAACTCGTCCGGGTTCGAAGCCATTTCGTTCCATGCACTGTCGTATCTGGGCTCTTCTTGCCATTGAATATCTCCCGAGCCATTGTTCCAGTCCGTCATCACTGAGCCTACCTTGGAGGCATTCCAAGTAAGTGCCAGGAAGTGCACGCAGCCATGGACTGTAATCTGCCCGATATTCTTCGCTAACTTCAAGCTGCTGTTTAAGATGTCGGTTGCAGAGGGCATTGTGGAAGTTGTTTGCACATTTTGAGGTGGCAAAGGCTTCTCCACACACCCACCCCAAAGCCGACACCCCCAACTCGGGTTGGGTGTCACAACAACAAGGGGGGGGGGGGGGGGAAATACTATGTTTAGGATCCACTCTTGTTGGGTCCCCGTTGCCGAGACACACTGCTGAATGGTACCTGGAAGTAAAAGGATAAAAGCCAATATCAGTGGGAAGGTCCAACGCTTGATCAAGCATGTTGCACAGTTTAGGATCGCCTGAATGTTCACTACCAATCGGACCATGCACCACAGCACGGCCCTTCGGTAGTTTAAAGATTCAACACAAACCTTATCTGCAGCCCTGTTGGCCACTTTCTTAACTATTGCGGCTTCATCCACAGCGACTTCCAAAGCATCTGAAGCAGTCCGTGAATCAACCTGTCTGCTACGCATGACAAGAGCACAAATGGAGTTGAAATCATCCACTAATTCCGTGCGGGTTTTATTGTAAACCTTCTTAGATAAAACACAAGCAGTAGTATAATTTTGCAAATCACTACTTGGTCGTTTATCATTCAGCACGACTGGATGAAAATCATGAACACCTTTTAAAACAATTGCTTTGATTATAAAAGTATTATAATCCGGTCCTTGCCCAACAACGCCTTCTGAATGGTATATTACTGTGAGGACTTGTCCAGTCACCCGGTCATATACAATACAGGAAACCTGTGCGCAAAACAAAAGCAATTTTATTGTCAGTAAGTAGGGGAATGTCCACCAAAGGACTTGGAATGTCCAAAAGAAGACCGACCACCCAAACATCCTTGAAAGGACGGCAAAACAAGTACTAATCACAAATATCCCTTGCGTTCCTTTCAAGGCACGACAGTGATAATCGATAACTGTAAATAATTGCACCAACAATAAGTTAAAAGCGCCAAGATGTCTGTAGTGCACTTTCCCACCTACACCATAACGGACCGAGGGGTCTTCGTGATGGTAAGGCTTACCCCCACACTCTAGGGGTTGGAAACGTACCCAAACAATCCTCAAGAATAAATACATCAGCCAGGCAAACACTGTGTTTGGTTTGACGTATTCATACTGAGGTTTTGATCTTGGCACCTGTGAATTGGGCCATTGTGGTATATGTGCGGCGCACCACAAAGTACCTACGGGTCCTAATTTCACAGAGTCCATGGGGCCTGGTGGGGGAATGACTTTCTCATAATCATCATGTTCGAAATAATATTCCGAGTGAATAGCCATTATTCCCACCTTATGGTGTACTCGGTAATTGTCGATGCAAGAGCATGAACCCAAAACATGTTCACATGTCTGTATCTTGGGATCCTTACCACTCACTGGTTTTGTTCGACCAATCCCCGAATAACCACTGCCGCCCTTAAACCCTCTAATGACATCGTTGACATCAACCTGTGGGGCTGAGACATGCAACCTGATCTCATCTATGGGTTTAATCTCCATTTCCCTAGCCCAACGTGAGGCCCGGGAAGCTCCTCCCTGGTTTCCTCCGGCATCATAAATCACAGAATTCTTGCCACTTTCGCGGCGAATCCTGAATCTTAAATCATTTTCTGCAATAATGCGGGCTTTTGCCAGGGAGCCATGTTGATTTTCACAAATAAAAGTGGGGTGTTCTTGCGGGGCAATATCAAAACTCTTGCCCTTACCCCCTTTAGGTCCTGAATGTGAATCATGTAACTTAGGTTCTACTTTCTCGGCAATTTTTGCAACTGTACCTATTACCAAAGGGGCCTTGGTCTTCAAAGGCATCCGCATCGCCATCGGAAAAGGGGGTGGCGGCGGTGGAATTGGTGACTTACCCATACCTACAGCCCCACCACATGCTGGTGGGGGGGGAGGGGGAATGACTGCCCGGCTTAAAAACGGGGCGCTGGCGGTACACACATGTACGGGGTACCCTGGCATGGGTCCCTTAGTACAAACCATTCCTGAACTCAGACTAGCAGCACTAGCTACAACTCCGGGGGCGTGAGGGCCCGGAGAAGGACAAGCGACACTACC